ATCGCTGGATCTGCCGACATTGGCCTGAGCGACAAGGAGGCGCGGTCCTACTCGTTCCTGCGGGCGATTCGGGCTCAGCTGTTCCCCAACGACCGCACCTTTCAAGAGGATGCTTCCTTTGAGCGCGAGGTCAGCGCCGCAACGGCGAAGCGCATGGCCATGACCCCTCGCGGGTGGGTTGTCCCTAACGAAGTGATCAACCAGCGCACCCTTACCGTTGGCAACGCCAGCTCAGCCGGCGACCTGGTGTTCACCGACGCGCGCCCCGGCTCATTCATTGAGCTGCTCCAAAAGCGCAACGTGCTCTCGTCCCTGGGGGTGCAATACCTGACCGGCTTGCAGGGGCCATTGGCGATCCCACGCCAGACCGGATCGTCGCAAGCCTATTGGACTGGAGAAGGGCAAGAGGGCAACGAGTCCGATCAGGCCGTTGATCAGGTCAACCTGACCCCGAAGCAGCTCACCGGCTGGTCTCGATTCTCGCGCCTGCTGCTGCTGCAGTCCTCCATTGACGTCGAGAACATGGTCCGTGCCGACCTGACTCGCGTTCTAGCCCTCGAGATGGCCAGAGCGTCCCTGTACGGCACCGGCACCGTGAGCCAGCCGCAGGGCCTGAAGTTCGTGACCGGCATCAACACCGAGGATTTCGCCGCCGCCCAGCCCACCTACGTGGAGCTGGTCAGCATGGAGACGAAGATTGCCGCCGACGATGCCGACATCGACACGATGGGCTACGCCACAAACGCCACGATCTACGGCGGCTTCAAGACCACCGAGAAGGCCAGCGGCACCGCTCAGTTCGTCCTGGAGCCCGGCGGCACCGTCAACAGCTACGGAGTGGTGCGCTCGAATCAAGTCGAGTCCGGCGACGTTTGGATGGGTGTCTGGAACCAGATGTTGGTGGGGATGTGGGGTGCGGTCGATCTTCAGGTCAACCCCTTCTCCGAGGACAAGGCCGGAAACGTGCGCGTGGTCATTCACCAGGCCTGCGACATCGCAGTCCGTCACCCCGAGGCGTTCTGCCGCGGCAACAACACCCTCTGAGCCTGAGTCATGCTGATCAGCATCCTGCGCCAAACCTCAGTCGCCGGCCGGCCCCTACGGGTTGGCGATGTGACTGAGGTTGCCGATCCCGATGCCCGCGTCCTGCTGGCGATGGGCAAGGCGGCGCCGGCTGCTGATCAGCCCCCCGCTGGGCCAAGGCGGCCCCGCAACCGTAAACCCGACACCCTGGACTGACCATGGCCATCCATCAGCAAACCCTTGAGAAGCTGCAGCACTTCCCGCTGCACCCCGTCGCCTCCGAGTCGACCACGTTCACCGGCGCGACCACCAACATCGCCGACCTGAAGGATTTCGACGGCGACATTCAGATCATCCTGGACTCAGGCGCTGCCGCATCCAGCGGCACCATGACTGGCAAGATCCAGGACAGCGCTGACGGCAGCACCGGCTGGGCCGACGTCACCGGCGGCGGCTTCACGGCCGTGGCCCAGGCGGCAGCTAAGCAGGTACTCACCATCAACCGTGACGGCATCAAGCGCTACATCCGCTTTGTCGGCACCATCGCCGCCAGTGGCACCACGATCTACAGCGTCAACGGCTACGGCTTGAAGAAGTACGGCTGATGGCCATCCCTGAGGATCCCGCAGACTTCCTGGCCGACTTCGGCGTCACTGTGACGCAGGGCGCGACCACGGGGCTCGGGATCCTCGACATGCCGGGAGAGTACGTCGCTGACGGCCGCGTCATCACGACGGAGTACCTGCTGAGGGCGGAGGCGTCCAAGTTCGGCGCGGTGGGCTATGGCGACGCGATCACGGTGGGAGGCGCCGCCTACACTGTGAGGGAGGCGCCCCTACTGCTCGATGACGGCGTGTTCTGCCTGATCCTTCTCACCAAGACCTGAGCCATGGCCATCTCCCAGAGCACCCGCGTCCTGTTCACCCGCCCGAGCAATACGACGGCCTACGCCGCCGGCGATGTGATCGGGACAGCTGACAGCGCGATCCATGGGCTGACCGGAGTGGTGGCGAGCGACCGCTACGTCATGCTGCAGGAGGCCCAGCTGCTGATCCACGTGGCCAGCGTCAATGCCGGCATGAGCGGGTTTCGGTTGCACTTCTACGACTCCTCGCCGACCGCGATTCTCGACAACGCGCCCTTCGACCTGGTGGCAGGCGACCGGTCCCGTTGGCTGGACGAGGTTGAGCTGCCCCTGCCATCCGATCGCGGCAGCACCCTAGTCTCCCGGGTCGTCTACCCCGGACTGGTCCTGAAGCTGGCTGCCGCGTCGAGCTCGCTGTTTGTGGAGCTGGAGACCCTCGGCGCCTACACCCCGACCAGCGCGGCGGTCTACGAGATCCGCTGCCGATTCCTGGAGATGGGCCTGTGAGCCTCGGCGCCCGCCGCCGACGCCCGCCGACGCCGGGCTTTGTGGCGAATGACCTGTGGCGCCGCGCCGGTGAGATTCCGTCGTTCCACATCGCCCCGGCGGCGCTGGGCCACGCCCGAGACCTGATCACGGGGAGGGTGCTCGGCACCTACAACTCAGCATCCCCGGCTATGGCCGTCGGTTCCGACGGGCTGCTGTTCACCCCAGCAGCGAATGCGCCGGTGATTGAGTACGACCCTGTGACTCGGGCGTGCCTGGGGGCGAGGATCTGGGAGGTCGTCACACAGCAGGCAAGGGCCACCCGTGACCTGACGCAGTCGACAGTCTGGACGGCATCGGCCATCACGCCAACGCGTGACCAGGTCGGCACCGATGGCACGGCTAACTCCGCGACACGACTGACCGCAACTGCCAGTGATGGCACGATCTTGCAAACGCTCACTAGTGCCAGTGCTACGAGGGTGAGCGGCTTTTGGGTGCGGCGAATTACTGGCAGCGGCACTGTCGAGATCACCATGAACGGCGGCAGCAGCTGGACAGCATTGACGCTGGCCAGTACGTTTGCCCGCTATTCAATTCCGGCCGCAACAATCACTAATCCGCAGATTGGATTTCGCATTCGATCAAATGGCGATGAGATCGCAGTTGATGGCGTGCAGTTGCAATCCGTTGCAACACTGGGGCCGACAGTATTTAATCCTAGCACCAGTCTTACCGCCAGCAGCACCGCCGATGCGTGGTCAATCACGGGCGCGGATTTCAACAGGATCTACAATCAATCGGCGGTGACGTTTTACTTTGACGGATCCTACGTTCAGGCCGGCCCCTCATCGTTTCCCAGGATGATTGCCGCAGTGGGATCAAACCCTAGCACTGATGAGGTTAGTATTTATGGCCGCGTCAATACTGGCAGTGGGGATGGTCGCTTTTACGGCAGTTCTACAATTGCTGGGACAAGTCAATTCACGCTTGGCGAGTTCACATCCCCAGTGATGAATAGCGGCAAAGCGGCGGCGGCTTTCGCCTTGAATGATGCCGCTATGTTCGACGGCCAGGTGTTAACGACTGACAACACCGGGACTCTGCCAGTAGCGCAGGAGCTACGGATTATGGGCCAAGCACGTTTTCAGCCAATGCCCAACGGCTACATCCGCGAGCTTGCAATTTTCCGCAGCCGTCGGCCTAACGCCAATCTCCAGGCGGTGACAACATGAGCCACTATTTCACGCTCAAGTTTCAGGACCTGCCCGAGCTGCTGGCCATCGCCCACCAACTGGGCCTGGTCGACACCAATGACGACAGCCTGCCTGACACCTACATCTGCTCCAGCGGCACCCTGCAGGGTCAGGCCCGGCTGATCACTAACGTTTCAGTTCCCGGCACCTTTGATGCCGACGGCAACGAGCTGACGCCCTCGACGCCAGTGCCCGGAGTGTTCATCAATCTCGTGCTGAGCCGTAGCGTCCTGCCCTCGCAGCTGCGCCCCTACCGTGTGGGCTACGGTTCGGCAGGCGAATGCTGGGCCGGCACTGAACCAGAGCCCGACGCATGGCCACCCGCCGAGAGCTGACATGGCATCAAGAGAGGAGCAGATCCTGGCGCACATCGCCACCATCCTGGACGCAACGGCCGGGATCGGCACCGTCTATCGCAGCCGGGTGGAGGCGTTCGCCAGGGATGAGGCCCCGGTGTTGATCGTCGAGCCGTCAGGGAGCCGTTGCCAGGAGGTCTCCACCTGCAAGCTGGACTGGACGCTCGACGTGGCCGTTGTCGTGCACACCCGCGGCGCTGTGCCCGACACCCTGGCCGATCCGATCCGAGTGTCGGCCCACGCCATTCTCATGGCGGACCGCACGCTCAACGGCCTAGCGACCAACATCATGCCAACGACGTCGGACCCGCAGCGCGACAAGGCCGACCTGGCCAGCCTCTGGCAGGTCAACACCTACCAGGTCCGATTCCGGACCGCTGCCGCGACGCTTGACAATGCCTAGGCGTAGACTGACCGCAGAACCTGCCGCCCGGCCTGTGCCCGACGCCCTGCCACCGCTGCCTACCGTTGGCGGCTCCTACGAGCTGCAGGGCGGCCAGTGGGTCTGCACGCAGCAGACCCTGCCCCCGGGCCAGCCCGAGCAGCAGCCGGCCTGCCCGATGCCAACCCCTGACACCGCTGAGGACTGATCCATGCCCCTCTGGCGCAACCGCCTGGCCCTCGTCAAGAGCGAGGCCACCTACGGCACCAGCAGCGCACCGGCGAACACCGACGCACTGCTGTTCACCGAACTGGATGTTGAACCGCTGGCCCTGGAACTGGTCGAGCGCGAGGCCGTTCAGGCTTACATGGGCCATCGCGCCAGCGTCGTCAGCCAGCGGTCGGTGCCGTTCAAGGCGACCGTGGAGATGGCCGGCAGCGGCACCGCCGGCACCGCCCCGCGATGGGGCCCTCTGCTCAAGGCGTCCGGCTGTAGCGAGACCGTGGCCGGCGGCAGCGTGACCTACGCCCCAGTGTCGACCGGCTTCAGCTCCTACACCGCCGACTTCTACGCCGACAACGGGAGCCAGCAGATCATCACCGGCATTCGTGGCAGTGCTCAACTAAGCCTCAGCGTCGGCGAGATCCCGACCATCGCTTTCGACCA